GCTCCGTTTAATGGCTCTCGCCATCCAGCCCAAAACGGGCAAACCTAACCCTTAAAGGTTAGCCCTACTCCAGGGTTATCTCAGGAGTAGGGGACCCAGCCCAATTTGTAACCGGTAACAGCATCCCGGGGAGTGACTCCTTGTTCAGGAGTTTTCCCTCCGGGTTCGTCACCGATTCCATATAGGGCGGATGCCAGAACTACCTCTGGGTGCCAGTGGAACCACGGGATTCTTTTGAATCTCGCGGGTCTGTAGCACCTGAGGTATCTGATAGAGCCTCTCCATCGGTGTTTCCACCGTTCTTCATCGTTTGAATGGAGGACGATGTCCCCAAGGTCTTTTGGACCAAGGATGCATCGTAACCCAACCGGTAAAGCATCAACAATGCTAAGCCAGAAACGACGAAGCTCGCGATGGCGATACACAGCTTTATGGTCAGAAAGACCAAGTCTGTGTATCCCGTTTGCGAGGGAGATGAGTTGCTGTGGTTCATTAGGTGATTCCTTCAAAAAGTGTGGACGGACGTCCTCACCGTTAAAGTAGTCACCACCACAGCTTTCCCTAAACAAACCATCAGTAAAGGATTTCTCCCTGTTGATAGTAAGTCCAAAGAACTCAAGGGCTGCTATCACGCCTTTCGAACTCTCTGTGGGGACGATGATATCATCTCCATAGACGAAAACGTTTTCCCCGGCCTTATGAGCCGGGTCCAACGCAAGACACAGACCTAGAAAGATCAGTGTCTCGAGCTCGAAAGTGAACCCATTTCCCATGCTAGAAAATTTCTCTAGCACCACTACCTTGTTGTTAACAAGAGTAGTGGGGGATCGAAGATCATCTAAGACTTCGAACCAGCGCCGAGGGAGTAATAACTCCACAAGACGCCTGGAAATGGAATCGCTGGCGTTCTTCAAGTCCAACGTGGCAAAAGTGCCTTCTTTAGAGGCATCACAGGCAACCTGCCTGTGAATCATCTGCCCGTCACGCAGGTTGATACCCGCGTCCAGTAGGCGCCTTCTCAGGACACCACCATATCCTAACTGGTAGAATAGGTTTATACTCGGCTCCACGGCGATGCCGCGATGCTTTGTACAGTCTTTGGGAACGGTCGTAAACCGATTCCCTCGGACACACTGGGGAACTCGTCTCTTCTGCGTAGTGGCTTTGCACCACATCGTTGCGCTCCACTGGAATAACCAGGGGAGTGCAGAAGAGGTAAGAGTGGGTCGTGACGTCATTTTATCGGGGACGGTAACTAACTTTCCCCTATCGCCATATGTCGCACCTGGACCAAACCTGCCATCTAAGATGTCAGGGCATGGCCCAAGAATTTCGGCAATTATCTTTCGCACCTTGAGAATGTATTCCTCAAGGGGCCGATCTTCCGGGGCACCAGGGAGTTTACTCCTGATGTTCTGGATGATCGGGTAAAGCCGACGATTAGTGCGAAAACAGTCACGTTCGCCCAACCAAAAATTCTCTAAAGCAACGGCCTTACGGTCGAAGCTCGTCGGGAGATCTTCAGTTTTGCGAAGCAAAGCACTAACACTGGCATCGCGCCAGTACGCGTTAGCACTCGTGTACTGCTTAGGATCAACTCGTAGCGATACGAGCTGATCCCACTCCCGATACTTCACCATCATAAAGACGGTGAGGGACCGGGGTGTGGCGAGATCCTCGCAGAAGCGCAGGATCGACCGCTCCACAGCTGTGGGCAACGGTGAGTACATAGCCTTCTCTCCTTGTGATTAGAGAGTTGTGAATCAGGTCGGGGCGTAACCCGCCTTGGCACTGGACACAACGAGAGTAGACGCCACAAGGTTAAAACCTTGTGAAATCGCTTCGCTGATGTCAGTGTCAGGCATATCGACCGGAACAACACCGGAAACGGTGAAGTTCAGTCGCTGTGCCACATTCACACGGCTAGTGCTGGTATCCGTATACAGCGAGGGGAACGAATAGTTACACACGAAGCGACGGGCGGAATTGTCTCCGTTAGGAGACGTAACCATCCGGAACTCCGGGCGTTGACCAATCGCGGCCCCCACTGAATTCGAACGCCAGACTGCAGGAGTTTTATCTCCCGCAGACGGAACAACACCTGTATAGGTGATGTTCGTGGTACCGTCCGCTTTCTTCACAATGATATCTGCCAATGCAGGCATGGTGTTTCCTTAGTTAAGGTTCAGTTCAGAGGTGAGTATTCTCACTTGAACAACTGGAGAAGTAGTGCCACAGCTGTGGCACCGCGTGTCACAGAAAAGCCTTTAAAGGGCTTAAGGACGAGAGTGGGTCCTGTGATCCCCTGCGTCCTTCGCATATAGCAGGATCTAACCTGCCATACGGTACTCCAGGGCCCGTCTTGCGGCGGACCTAGATTACCGGGCACAACACCCCAAGAGCGGGTGTGCCTGCAGTTGACTTGATAAGCCGTTGTGTAGGTTTTGGTAAGTTCCTTGCCTACAAAATCACTAGCGCTTGCCAATACTTGGCCGACGTTAGTAAACCAATCTACCACGAAGGAGAAAGGTACAGCTTCCCAAACAACCGAAGCCGGGTTGATTAAGCCCAGCTCCTCAGCCAGCGAGATGTTCGGATTGACAATCCGACACATCCCACCCATTTGAGCGTAGAAATCTATGCTCGTAACCTTACGGTTACCTTGGGTGAGACTACCCGTTTGTTCGACCCACGTGTAGACCCCTTTCGCCCTTCCCTTTGCAGGGAAAGGCTTAAAGTCTCTACACAGGGCCTGGATACCCGCATGGATATCTTGGACTAGTGGTTCAACACCGAAGTGGTAAGCCAACCAGTTATCGCTAAACTTCTGACGTCGTGAGACGCCACGAGGTTTAGTGATGCCCAAGCTCTTGGCGGCGCCAATGAAGTCAAAGCGCCTCACCTTCCTTGTAAAGGTGATGAGGTTCTTGACCGCATTGATTCCGGTGTCCAGTGTCTTCCTAGCCTCAATAAGGTTATTAGCCCATTGAGACTGCTCGTACACTGAGGCACGGAACTTCTCGTACGCCTTATTACGGAATACGATTTGCGCATTTGCCTCATACTGCCAGCCGTCGGACGTCAAGTTTGGCGCTCCTTCGTAAGTCCCAAAGGTCAGTCGCTGATCGTACCACTTTTTTTCAAGTGTATACGTCAACGGCAGATCATAGGGCTGTTTCTGCTTGTAGTATGTGGCATCGATCACCAATTGATCCGGGGAAAACCCCGTATAAATTGGAAGACCCTTAACGACAATGTGCCTTGTGAAAGGCCCAGTGATAGGGTTCATTACTGAATCCTCCCGGGAAGTCATCCCGGCGTTAAGTAACAACGACATCTCCGATCAAGGAGAGGCTAAATCGTTGCGTAGATGGACGCTATCAAAAGCGATGATTGGAAGAGGGGAAATTACTTTCCAGACTTCCAGGACATCCCATCGACGCAATAACACCTTGCCGGGTAGGCAGGTGCAATTGCGAAACCTACGCGAAGTAGGGGTCATTAGCATGACCAGAAAGAGAGCCCTCAAGGAGG